TAAATGGCGTCTTCATTTTTCTTATCTGACATTTCTCTTTGAAATTCTACTTTGTCACAATTTATAGTGGTTAAGGGATAGTTTTTATTGAGAAGACTCAAACGTTTCAGAACCTTTTCCCACCTGCTTATATCTCCTGCGGGTCTCGACAATTCTAAATACATCGACATTCTCAGGAAATTTGGTGACGCATATAGAATGCCTGCGACCCTTATCGAATCTTTTTTCAAAGCCATAAATATTTCCTTGGGAATCTGTGTGATGTCGGCAACCGGTATAAAATTAACGTATACTTTATAAGTGCCGTGATGCTGACCGGCTTTGGCCTCTACTTCGGTGAACCCTTTTTTATAATAAATATCTGCTAATTTCTTCGCCTTTTCTAAAGCGTCATAAGAGAAAAAATCATAATCAGGTATTTCTACATCGGTGTTATAAAATTTGTCTTCTTCAGGTAAAATATTATTAATCGCAGTTCCACCATAACATATTAAATCCTCCGTTTTAAGAAAATCCTCTACTACATTGATTATTTTTTGTATATCTTCTGAATTTGCGATTCTTTTGCCCATTTTTTCCTCTGCTTGATCTACAGCCATACGCAAAATCGCCATTTCACAATCACTAAAATTTAAATCTTTACATATTTTTTGCTTCATATATTAATATATTAATATATATAAATATATAAAATATAAAATTGATATAATATTTATTTTTTAATAAATAGTATAATAATAAATAAAATGGATAACAACAACTATGTTAATGAATTTTTCCAAAAATTTGGAAAAGGAGTGTCAGGTAGAAGAATTGCTAATGATTGTAAAAAATTATACGAAAAATACCCCAACTTTTTATTATCAAATAATTCTGGGAATGTCGAATTAATTGTTATTGAAAATGAAGAAAATTATGGCTTCATTTTTGATAGATCGTATCCTTTTATACCTCCGAAAATATATTATAACGGTAAATCCTACTTGGATTTGTTGAGAATAACTGATAATGATGAGAGAAAAATAGTTCGGAAATACAAAAAAAAAGACTGTTTATGTTGTGATTCTTATGATTGTCCAGATAATTGGTCACCTTCTATAAATTTAACCAGTATTGTTGACGAAATTAAAAATATAGTTAAATTTAAAAAAGCAATTGTTCATATTTTGTTAGCAGACAAAATAAAAGAAAAATATTTAATTGATGACATTGACATCAACTCATATTTAATTTAAATTAATTAATTAGTTATTGTTCATTTTTCCAAACTTTTATCATTTCGGTTGCCCAATCTGGTAGTTCATTTGGATTTTCTTCAAATCGTTCTATTATACATACCTGAACCTCTTTCCAACTGAAAATTCTTATTTCTGGTGCTTTATAAGGGTAATTTCCAAGTATTTTTATTAATTTAGGTTTAATTATGTCATCTGCCGGTATAAATTTTAACATTTCAGTTACAACTTTTATAAAATTACGTGTTGACATTTTATAATTTTTATATTTTTATATCTTTATATATTTGTAATTATATAACTTTTTACATTTGGAAACTATAATAATCGCTACTAACATTACGTGTGGCGTAACTATAATTGGGGTTTTGAGGTTTAGGGTCAGCGATTGTTATCGGCGTGTATCGGAGTGCCGCGGGTTTCAAAGCAAACGCAGAACCGGTTCTATCAAAAAACATTGCATTTTCTTCGAGAAAGTTATCCACGTATTGATAACGCATTGCAATCATTTGACAACCGTATGTTCTACATAAAAGCCCACTTGGGTTTTCTGGATTGGTGCCGTTGTCCGGGAATACAATTGTCATATTATTTCTGTTATAATTTGTTAGCTCATCAGCGTCGTGATTATTCTTAACATCATAATAATTATATGCTCTCATAAAAACCGAATTACTTGTTAAATTGACATACTCCATAAACTCTTTGCTTTCTAAAAAGGCGTTATTATTATTGCTGTTTTTTTCTACTATCAAAATTATTTTGTTTTGAAATTTTAATAATGGAACTGTTCCTAAATTGGTTCCCTCACTTTCAAAACTATATTCTTTTCCAAGCATCACAGAATCATATGCTTTAAAAATTGTTGCCATTTTTGAATATGTTTTTTGATGATTACTTTTAATACGTAAATGAATTATAATTGGGTCTGTCGGATTCGGACATGTGCCTCCTGAAAAAGCATAGCTATTGATTGTTTTCATAACATCGGCAAAATTAACCGAATTAAATGTTTCTTTAATGTAAACACTATCTTGTGTGCTTGTTGCTACAACCGGTTTACCATCAACCAAATACACTTCAAAATCTAAACATCGGACGCCTTGTTTTATGACCGATTTCAACACATCAATACTTACAAAATCATTTTTATAAGAACCGCCTGAACAAGCGTTATATGCTGTTTTTATATAATAATCATATAAACAACCGGAACTATCTGTAGCATTTGCTGAAATAGGTCTTATATTACCATCGACAGACGGATATAAATCATTCATATAATTAGTGTTAGAATTGTTGAGTTTAGTCAAATAAATAATATACCATATCGCTAATACCAATAAGATTAACGTAAATCCAATAATCATATAAGACGCAAAATTTTCATCCATATCTTTTAGGTTGCTTAAATAACCTGTTGCTTTTTCTTTTGATGACATTAATCTAATATATTAATGCTATTTTTTTTAATTTTAAAAATATTATATAATTATTCAAATTAGTTAAATAATATTTATACCTATATATTAAATATGGCTGGCGGATTATTAAATTTGGTTTCAGAAGGACAACAAAATATTATATTAAATGGAAACCCAGAGAAGACATTCTGGAAAGCAACTTATAAAAAATATACTAATTTTGGAAAACAAAATTTCCGATTGGATTATGAAGGCACACCAACACTAAACTTAACAACTGAATCTACGTTTGTATTTAAGGTTAAGAGATATGCGGATTTATTGATGGACTGCTATATTTCTGTAGCTTTACCGACAATTTGGAGCCCAATTTATCCTCCTCAAGATGTTCCTCAACAAGATGGCTCAACTGTGTATACCGATTGGGCGCCATATGAATTCAAATGGATAGACAATATTGGGGCTCAGATGATTGACCGTATTACGATCACTTGCGGCAATCAAAAATTACAAGAATATTCGGGTCGCTACATATTAGCATCTGTTCAAAGAGATTTTAGTAATGAAAAAAGACAACTATTTAATGAGATGATTGGTAATGTTCCCGAAATAAACGACCCGGCAAATGCTGGCACACACGTGAATTCATACCCAAATGCTTTTTATACCAGTTTGCCAGATGGGTCGCCGAATCCGGCTGGTGCTCAACCATCTATTATGGGGAAAGTATTGTATATTCCGCTCGGTGCTTGGTTTAACCTTAGAACGCAAAATGCGTTTCCTTTGGTATCTTTACAATACAATGAATTACAAATAAGTGTCACATTTAAACCAATTAATCAGCTTTTTAGGATTCGTGATGTATTGGATTACAACAATAATTTTCCATATGTTGCGCCGAATTTTAACCAATATTATATGCAGTTTTACCGATTTTTACAGACGCCGCCAGATGAAACACTCGGTCCCACATCTTATGTTGATACAAGAGTCAATTGGAATGCGGATATTAATTTAAATTGCACATATTGTTTTCTCTCTAACGACGAATCGATGCTTTTTGCTAAAAACGAACAGAAATATTTGATTAAACAAGTTTATGAGAAACCTTATTATAATGTCACTGGCAGTAATAAGATACCAATAGATTCTATTGGTATGGTAATTAGTTGGATGTTTTATTTCCAGAGAAGTGATGTTAATTTGAGGAATGAATGGTCTAATTATACAAATTGGCCGTATAATTATATGCCGTTGGATATTACTCCGGCGCCGGCGGCTGGCACCTATGATAATCCAGACCCTCTTGGACCGCCACAAATTGGTCCTGGAACAAACCCTGATGGCACTTTGTCAGGATTAATGATAACCGGTGTTTATAATCAGCAAAATCTGAAGCAAATTTTAGTAGAAATGGGTATTTTATTGGACGGCCAATACAGAGAAAATATGTTACCCGCTGGAGTATATAACTATGTGGAAAAATATACCAGGACTGAAGGTTTTGCTCCCGATGGTCTATATTGCTATAATTTTTGTTTGGATACGTCACCCTATTCGCTACAGCCATCCGGTGCTATGAATATGAGCAGATTCACGAATGTTGAATTTGAGTTTGTCACAATAAATCCACCGACAGATCCTTATGCTCAGGTACTAACCATTTGCAATCCAGATACGGGCGAAATAATCGGTGTAAACAAGCCGTCTTGGCGCATTTATGAATACAATTATGACCTATATGTGATGGAAGAGAGAGTGAATATGGTGGTCTTTGTTGGCGGCAATGCGGGTCTTATGTATGCTACTTAAAATATAAATATAATTTTATATAATAAATTATATTTTCTACTTAAAGAAAAACTCTGATTTCACTACAATATGTAAG